GCGCGTCCGTGGCCCGGCGTTGGCCGAATACGAGCGCGTCAGTGGCCCGGCGTTGGCCGAATACGAGCGCGTCAGTGGCGCGGCGTGGGCCGAATACGAGCGCGTCCGTGGCGCGGCGTGGGCCGAATACGAGCGCGTCCGTGGCGCGGCGTGGGCATCCGCCTACATCGCCACATGCAAGCGCCGCAAAGGTGCAGCATGAAGCGCCTCCTATCCCTCATGCGCGCCGGCATGGCCACCGGAGACGCCGCAGCAATGGCGCTGTGCCTGCTGCTGCTCGCGATGCTGGCGGTGCTGTGATGGGCCGCTTTCTCACCATCGCAATCATCATCAACGAACTGCGCGGCCTTGTGTTTGTCGCCGCCTACCTGGGAGCATTCACATGACTGAGCACAAGAACATTTACGCCGCACTGTGCGCCGCTCAATCCGAGTTTGGCACCGTGACCAAGGGCGCAACAAACCCCGCGTTCAAGTCAAAATACGCCGATCTGTCAGACGTGGCCGGCGTGGTTATCCCGGTGCTCAATCGGCACGGCGTCGCTGTGATTGCATACATGGTTGCGGCAGATGGCGAAAAGGCCATGCGCACCGAGTTCGTGCACGGCACCAGCGAAAGCAAGGTTGCCTGTGACGTGCCGCTGATTGTCAGCAAGAACGACATGCAGGGCATGAAGTCGGCAACGACCTACGCCAAGCGGATTGGCCTGGAAAGCCTGTCTGGCATCGCGCCAGAGGATGACGATGGCAACGCCGCCAGCAAGGCCACGCCGGGCCGCGCCGTTGCACAGCCTGCCCCCGCTGCGCTAATCACGCACGCCGAGTTGACCGCATTGCAGGCCGCACTTGACCAGCTTCCCGAAGGTTGGACAAAGCGCATCTGTGACGCCTACAAGATCGAGGCCCTGCCCGATATGCCCGCCGCGTCCTACCCGGCTGCAATCAAGCGCCTGCTTGAGCATGTCGCGAAGCATCAAGCCGAGATGGTGCCGGCATGATCGAACAACGCATGAGCGATTGGTTCGCCGCCCGCCTTGGCCACGTGACCGCAAGCCGCGTTGCCGATGTGCTGGCCAAAACCAAGTCAGGCCCTAGCGCAAGCCGCGCCAACTATGCCGCGCAACTGGTGTGCGAACGCCTGACCGGCGCGGCAGAGGCCGGCTTTACTAGCGCGGCCATGCAACACGGCATTGATAGCGAAGCCGACGCGCGCAACCTCTATGCGTTCGATGTGGGCGAGGACGTGACCGAAACCGGCTTTGTCCTGCACCCTCGCATCAATTGGAGCGGCGCATCACCGGACGGGCTGGTTGGCATCGACGGGCTGGTTGAGATCAAATGCCCAAACAGCGCCACGCACATCGAAACACTGATGAGCGAGAAAGTGCCGGCAAAATACATCAATCAAATGATGTGGCAAATGGCCTGCACCGAACGAGCATGGTGCGATTACGTCAGCTTTGACCCGCGCTTGCCTGCCGAACTGCGGTTGTTTGTCAAGCGGGTGCCGCGTGACGATGCGATGATTGCCGACATGGAACGCGAGATTACCGCATTTCTGGCTGAGGTCGCAGATACCGTGTCGCGGCTGCAATCGCGCGGCGTGCGCAATGACGGCCCGCTCAACATTCTTTTCGCAGCATAAGGAACAACACCAATGCAGTTTATCACCATCGCCGGCAATGTCGGCAAAGACGCAGCTACCAAACAGGTGAACGGCAACACCGTCACCGAATGGAGCATCGGCGTAAGCGGCGGGCGTGACAGCGCCACAACTTGGTATCGGTGCAGCCTGTGGGGCCAGCGCGGCGAAAAGCTGGCCGGCTATATCACCAAGGGCGGCAAGCTTGTCGTGACCGGCGATCTGACCATCGGCGTTTATGACGGCAAGCCTGATTGCAAGGTGAACGTGTCTCAGGTCACGCTCATGGGCGGCAAGCAAGACGGGCAGCGCAACGACACGCCAGCACGCGGCAATGGCGGCAACACGCGCCAGACCGCGTTCAATGATGACGACCTCGATGATGCGTCGGTGCCGTTCTGATGCTGGCACGGCGCGCCAAAAATTCCGGCAGGCAGAACGTGGGAACGCGCTTTGCCAGCCACCGGAAATGGGTGCGCGGCCATGTGTGCGCCGTCGCTGGCCCTGACTGTGGCGGCGACATTGAATGCGCGCATATCGAGAGCAGCGGCACGGGCGGGATGGGCATGAAAGCGCACGACGCCTTCACCATCCCCCTGTGCAATCGGCACCATGCCGAGCGTCACCGGATAGGCTGGCGCACGTTTGACAATACGCACCGGCTAGACGCGCTTGAACTGGCAAAAGAGCTTGCCGCCAAGTCACCACATATTCGCAGGGCTGCAAGTGAGGCCGGCTATTCTGTCGGAGAGGAAGTGGACGCATGACCTACCGTGTCAGCCTGTCCACAACCAACAACCGCGCCCGCGCCGTCGCACTGGTGCAGCGCGCGCCCAATGATTGGATGGTCGAGATACGCGAGCGCAGCCGCAGCGATGCCCAAAACGCCAAGCTGTGGGCAATGCTTGCCGATGTGGCGATAGCAAAGCCTGATGGCAGATCGCACACGCCAGACACATGGAAGGCACTGTTCATGCAGTCGCTTGGCCATGAACAGCTTTTCGAGATGGGCCTTGATGGCCGCCCGTTCCCGCTGGGCTTCCGGTCTAGCCGGCTAACGGTGCCGCAGATGGCCGATTTGATAACCTTCATTCAGGAATACGGCGACCGTCACGGCGTCACCTGGAAGACGAACACATGAGACAAGCGCCGCACAACGCGTGCGCAGCCGGGGCGGTGACAGACCCCCAACGCCGCCCCGGCCAATAGGGAGTGATACAGATGACTGATTGGTTGACCCCTGAGACTGCTATTGGAGCAAGGCTGCCTTGTGGTGCCATTGTGGAGTATTCACGAGCGCCACACAGCCAAGAGCGCGGCGCTGTAATCCAGTTTGACCGCAGGCCGCAAGGCTTTTACCGGCTTGATGGCTGGGTTTATCAACCCGATGGAACGCAGGCTGGCAAAACCCTCCCCGACCTCATCCCGCCCACCGCCGCCACCGATAAACCCGGTGTGTTTGTAACGCGGGAGGCGCTGACAATTGCATGGCTCAGTCAGAACCATCGGCACGCCGATAGCCTTGCCGACGCTCTCGGCATTCCGCCCGATCCGCTGAAGGTTGTGCCGTGGGAGGCTGCTTATGAGGCGTGGATTGGCTCCGAAAATCCGTCAGGCGACTATTCAAAGCGCGGCGCATGGCAAGCCGCCGTCAAGTGGTGCGTGGCGCAGGTCGATCCGCAGCCGGACGTGGCCTATACGCGCGACGTAACCGCAGACCGTGCCAGCATCCGCGCCTGCATCATGGGTGACGCATGAGCAAGCCAATCTACCACATCACCCGCCGCGTTCATCAAGGGCCGCCGTTGCGTGACGAGCGCGACGACACCACCGGGCAATGGCTTGGCTGGGTGATCCTGTTTTGCGCCGCGATGTTTGGCGCTGCTGTTTGGAGTGTGTGGAAATGAGTGCCGCCATAATCACATCGCTGGCATGGCTGCCAATCCTGGCGCTTGCAGTCGTCGCCATTATTGCACAACGCCGGGAGATAGATCGCCAGACAGACCGCGCCAACAAATCGGCAGGCGATGCGTGGCGCTATCAGCTTGCGCTTGTGGGCATCAAACTGGCCACACATGGCGGCAAATCAGGCACGGCGCGCAAGGTCAATCGCATGGCATGGGATGCAGTCGGCGAACGTGACGAGGTGCAACCATGAGTGCGGACGAACTGAGGGCGCTTGCCGCGCGTGTGATGGCGCTGGACGGGCCGTGTCGGGAGACTGATTGTGCAGTGTGGGAGACGATTGATCCGGCGAACGCTCTTTCGCATCGCGCGCATTTTAACGACGGCGGCAATGGCGCAAAGTTTCAATGCACGTCTTGGGAGGCTTATCGGCTGCTGATTGCGCCCGCCTTCACCGCCAGCCTAGACGCCGCCATGTCGCTTGGCCGCGACTACCTGCTTGTCGCCATGTCCGACATTGCCGCAGATGGGATGCCCGGCGTATGCCTGTGCAGCGACACATCATCGTCGCCGCCAAAAGAGCATTGGGGTATCCCGTCTTGTGCGCCGGGTGAGCCGCTGTGGCAGGTGATGGCTCGCGCTTACACCGCCGCCACCCTTCGCGCCCTCGCTGCTGATATGGACGCCGCGCCGTGACGCTGCTTGCCGCAACCGCGCAGAAGTATCGCCGGGCGCTGCGGAACGGCGCAGGCGCGCGGTTCACGCATGAGGAGTTGCAGGCGTTGGCGCACATCGGCACGCTGGAAACCCTACAGATTGCCGCCCGTCTGCGCGAACGGGAAGATGCAGCGACCGGCAGTGCCCACATCGCCGCCCGTCTGCGCGAACGGGAAGATGCAGCGACAGGAACACTTGCCGCGCCAGACGCTGCGATGCTTTGGGTATCTGCGAATATCCATGTGCCATGCAGTGAAGCGCGGCGCGACTTTGCAGAAGCCCACCGCGCCGGCCAATCCCACATCGCCGCCCGTCTGCGCGAACGGGCAGATGCAGCGACAGGCAGTGCCCAGGCTGTGATGTATGAGATCGTGCGGATGATTGAGGAAGGGACGTTGTGATGGAGCCTGAAGATCAGTTCTCCAATGAATGCGCGGCCCTATTTCGCAAGCAGATTGAGCAGTTCGCCAAATGGCTTGAAAAAGGCTGGCGGATTACCGAGCGCGACAACGAGGCGAACGAAGACCCTTGGTCGCCTGAAAAAATGGACGGGTGGAACGCCGCCCTTGGCAGCATCCCCGACGCGCTGGAATTGTATCTCAATCCTGACTTGTGACCACCGAATAGCCCTAACGGGCAGCCGCGCAAAGTCTAGCAGAATACCGTAGTCGCCGCTAGTTATCGCTAGTCGGGCAGCTGAGAGGAGAGACGTGATGTTTGGAACACTCAAATCGTTGGCAAAGGCCGCTGTCGGCGTGGTGACACTGCCAGTTGATGTTGCTGCGGATTTTATCACAATGGGCGGCGCTTTGACCGACCGGGATAAGCTCTACACCGCCAAGAAAGCTGGGCAGATTATGGACAACCTGTCAGACGCCGCCGATCCCGACAAGGACTAGCGCGCCTGACAGGCCTTAAGCCTTCCCGCCAGATCATCACCCCACCCCGACAGCCTAGCCGCATGTGCCACGGCAACCCGAAGCGCCGCTTCCAGGCCATTGGGCAGCGCGGGTTTATCCGGCTTGGATGGCACGTCAGCAGCGGCGGGGCAGGCGATTGGCACGGGGACATTCACATGCACGATCTTGACGCGCTCTTGCGTGGTGCAGGCGGATAGCAACAGGGCGCTTGCAATGATCAGGCGGCGCATGGTATTTCTCCATTGTTGCTCACCGTCTCCTTTGACGGAGCCTTGCAAGCTGGGCGGCAGACGGTGCCGGCGTTGAATTGGAATTTTGCCAATCGCGCCGGCATCACATATCCTTCCAAAGACGCCGCACATCATCCGGCACCACCAGCCCGCCAGACGGCTGCACAGCCTCGACACGCGCCGCCATGGCATCAACCCGCCCACGACGTTCCGCACCGCGCTGTATGGCCGTTACGCTGGCCTTTGCGACGGCTTCCTGTTGCTGGCCTTGCTTGGCGATGGCGGTGTTCTGATCGGCAAGCCCTGCCTTGAGCGTGGCGACGTTGGCCAGCGCAGCGTCTAGCTTGGGTTGCAGCCGGTCGCGCTCTTGTTGCTTGCCGCTATTAAAGATGAACATCGTGTAGGCGAGAACCGCCAGCGCGATGCCGATATAGCGCCAGGGCAGCGCCTTGAGTGCAAGCGGGATCATAGACGGGGCCCTTTTGCCGGTTTCCAGTGCGAAAACGGTGAAATATGCTTATTGCTGTGCATGTTAGGCGCTGGGCCCCTTCACCGCGCCATCCGGCAGCATCGCCGCCATGAACGCAGCTACCGCAGCGACATACGACCACGGCTGTTCAAGCGCCGCACCAGCTACAGCGCCGGTACTGACCGCCAACCATGTAGAGCGTTCGTTGAAGCGCGCTTTGATGTAACGGATTGTCGCCAGCATCATGCTTCTCCCGATGTGTCTTGCGCCACTTGCCCGGCCCACGGCGCGGGATTTGCAACCGCCACACCAGCGGGCCAGCGCAGCGCAATCAGCCGGTCACGTCCGAAGCGGCGCACGTTGACGGCATCGCCCTGATTGCCGCCCAATATGTTCAAGGTGCCGTCACGGTTGACGCTCTCGACAAAGCCGACATGCCCGCCGCCCTGCCGTTCAAACACTGCCACAGCGCCATGCGGAGGCCGCGTTGCAGTCATGCCGGCGTCTATGCCCCAACTTGCCCATGCCTTGGCGCGTATGGCGATCTTGGGCGGCGCAAGGCCGGCTTGATGAACGCACCAAGCGCAATACAAACCGCACCAAGCGGTGGCATCGCTGGTGTAAGGAATGCCCAAGACGCGGACGCCAAGACGGCTTCCCCAATGAAGAATTTTGGGGTTGCTGGCGAGGCCGGGCAATTCCTTAGTGCCAATGAGGCTACGCGCTTCGTCAAGCCATTTGAGCATTGCGCTTCCTTTCGATTTGGGTTGTTGCCTGCATAAGCCCCGCCACCACAGCGGCCCGCACCATGCGCTCCGTATCGGCGTCATCTGCCCCCATGGCGTGCATCATCCAGCGCACTTGCCCCTCAGCATCGGCCAGCACGTTGCCGGCGATGTGCAGGGCAACGTCTTCGGCATGATCGGGAAACTGGCCAGGCGTCAGCCATGCGAAGTTGGGAAAGCGGCGCTGCATCATGCGGCGGCCTCAAACATTTCCGGCTTCACCGTTAACGTGCCGACCTGCCCAAACCGATCATGGTAGGTAATGACGTTCGTTGCCCGTTCGGCATGATAGCCGCCACGCGCCGCATAGGCATCGCGCGCAGCTAGCGTTGGGTGCTGCATCCATTTAATGCCGCCGTACTCTTTAACCACCTCATGGTGCCAATGCCCGCTGTGGCCATAAGCCATGGTCGTTGCGCCCCACATCTGGCGAAACTGTTGTGCGAACAGCGCCGGCAAACTGTCCATTTTGACCTTGTGGCCGTGGTGGAACGCCAGCATCACCGCGCCGTGCTGATAGGCGTAGAACGGCAACGGGCTATCCTCGACAACGACGCGCGGATCGTTATCGAATAGCGCCTTGAACATGGCCCGCAGCCACACCGATGACGCTTCGTCATGGTTGCCCTCGGCAAACAACACAACCACCTTTTCATGCCGCGCCAGCGCCATCAGGACGATTGCGCGCAACACCCGGACGGCAACCATTACCACCTTGGGAAACCGGCTATCGGCGTCCAGAACATGCCCGCTTGCAGGCGTCAAAGCCTTGAAGCCATCGTAATGCAGGAAGTCGCCAAGCTGCCCGATGATAGCCGTATGCGCGGCGGGCGCTTGGTCAATCATATGCCGGAACGCGCGCAACAACAGCGCCTCGGCAACCTCCAAATCCCAATCCTGCCCGCCTTCTTTCCGCCAGGCCAACATGCCCAAATGGTAATCGGTGAAGACGTACAGATTGAGCAGCGCCGCTATCGTGCTCGCAGGCGGTGCAGTGGCAGGCAATGCCGGGATTGATGCCGCCAGCACCTCAGCCGCCGCGCGCAACGCCTCTTGCCGCTGTTCATCATCAAGCCGGGTTTTTACCCATTGGCCGCGTTGGTTGCCGTCCGCATCGAAATAGGTAGAAACGCCCCGCACGATATAGGGCGCATCACCGTCACGTTCCGGCCCCGCGCCAATGCCGCCAGCGCCATAGTTCCCAACCGCTTCCTTGTGTCGCCGCAGCCCCCGTTGCGCGGCCTCGCGGCTGATACCCAATTCAGCCGCCGCCTTATTGATGCTGCCCAGCCTTGCCACCGCCTCGAAAAGCGCGGCGTTGCGGGCGGCCAAATCGACTTGCGGAGCCGTCATTCGCCGTCACTCTTGCGGCCAAACATGCCTTGCACCGTCTGCGTTTCGTAAATCCGAATTGCTGTCCAGATGATAGTAAAGATCGCCGCGACAGATGGGAGCCAAGACGCCACGGTGGCCAGCAAGACACCTATCGACACTATGTCACCGGCTGGCTTCAGAGTGTCAACGAGTTCGCTCAAAGGGCCTGTCATCGCGCTCTCCATGTCAAAGAAAGGTAATTAGTCTTGCAGCGTCCAAGTGACGGCGGCAATTTCGGCCAGCGTTTCGGCGGCATCAATGCGGCTCTTGAGGACGCGGGCGCGGGCGTGCATGGCGGCGACATGGGCCGCAATGGCCAGGCCCGCCTCTTCCAACTGAGGCATCGTCAACAAAACATCCCTGTCGTCAGCAAGCGTCCACTTCACTTCGGTAAGCAGACCTTTCGCGGCCAGCCTCTCAGCGGCATCAAGCGAACCCTTTAAAAAGTCTCGGCTGCGCGGGTCGCACTGAAAAAGACCGTGCGGCGTTTGACACGCGCTATCCTGTGCAGCATTGCGCGCCAAATTGATGACTGCCCGTTGTGCCGCGCGTGCTGTAGCGAGATCAAGAAGAAGCGCACCGTCTTGCACCAAATACGGCGCAGTAAGAATGTCTGCCGGGGCCGGATCGGCTATGATTGCCCACCCTTCGCTGTAGCCATCGGCGCTTGCCACAATCTGAATTTCTCCAGACGCCAGATGCCGCAAAGCGATCATGATCCTTGTCCCGTGACGGTGCCACCCGCAACGCAAGTTTCGCCACTGATTACGGGCGAAACCAGCATTAACAGACGGAAATCATATGATGTGGCCGCTGCCAAGCCGCTGGCAGTCGCCGATATGGTCAATGATTCCTGGTTGCCAGGATCAATAAGCCCGGTGGTTGCGGCGCTGCCAACATCCAGCCACGATGATCCATTCCACCTTTGCCATTTTCCTGCGCCTTGCACCTGGTCTGAGTTAAAGACGCTGCCTTGCACTTCAAGATTGGCGTTTACGGCGACCGATCCCACCGTTTTGGTTTTCACGGTGATTGATGCAACCGGCGTCGTGCCATAAGACGTGTTAGAAATCGTCTGATTGAAATTTGCGCTGGCAAAACTTTCATCCGGCCCCGGCGTCAATGGCTCCCACTGCGCGCTCGGCGGCCCGTTGCCGCTGTTGCTGGTGTGATCGGTTTTTGCGGTGTGCGCTGCGTTGTTGCGGAACACAATATCGCCGGTCACATAACTGATTGACGCGTTCGACCATTCGCCGCGTGGCATAGCTGGAACTGTTGCGCGCGTCACATCTGCACCGGGCTCAATATCCGCCATCAGCCAGCTTGCTGCTTTGCGGCTGTCAAACACAATTGGCGTAACTGGCGTAACCTGTGCGCTTTCGTTGGCCGACCACGCATAAATGGCCGCATTTTCTTCTCGCAGCACAACCTCAACCGTTGCGTCTGCATTGAAGCCTAGCGACCTCACGCGGAACAGCTTGGCCGTCCACCCGCGCGCAGATGAGGTGACCGCAACGACCATGTTGCGCCGCAGCAAGCAGCCACGCACGCCAAGCGTGACAGCAAATGTGCCTTGATACAGGTTGCGAACTGCAGCCTGCTTGGCGATGCGTTCAGCACGACGCGGCTCTTGGACAGCACTCAGTTCTAATGTTAGCGGACGCGGTGCCAGGGACGTGCGACCAATGGCGACTTCTGGATAGTCTAACAAGCTGTAAAGCGTCGCTCCTGATGCGCTGTAACGGCCACGCACAACAGTGTGTTGTTGATCGATTGGCGCGACAGGCTTCCACACGTAACCGCTCACAAAATCGTCGTCAGTCAGCGTGTATGCGGCGGTCAGATCGTTGACCGCAAGCCGCAGCGAAAGCCGCCCGCCGTCATCGACTAGTTCTCCGTTCATGGCGTCCAGCAGCGTGCGGATCACAGCCAAAGGACCATCGCTGTCAGCAAAAGCGCGGCCCGCTTCATAGCGGCGCTGCGAACCACCAGCGGCAAGCGCAACGCTTTCATCGCACAGCGCAGCAGCGGTGGCAAAGGATGGCAGATCAATCGTATCGACAGGCAGGCCGCAGCCGACCGACACAACGCCGCCGATGCGCCAGCCCAGCAGATAGGTCAGCAGTTGCAGCGCCGGGTTATTGCCGCGTGCTGTGCCTGACGTGTAAGCCCACGTCGTTTGCGTGGCAGCGCGTTGTGAACCGCTGCCGCCCGGCACTGTGCTGTCAAGCGCCGGATCATAAACCGGAATCCCGCGACCGATGACCGCCCATCGCCCACTAATCCCGCTGCTGAACGGTGATTGACTGTTCTTGCTGTTGTCCGTGCGCTTGACCCGCACTTTCATCGTGGTGCAGCCGGTCATCCGAGTTGTGCTGTTCCAAATCGCTCCGGCGTTGACGGTGTGATACGCGCTGCTGCCGGCTTCGAGAATTACCTCGACAGTCAGATAGCCAACGTATTTGCCTTGAGCGCCCCCGCCCACCGTCCATGCAAGATCGTCCTCAATGTAGATTTCGTTTATGGCATCTGATTTGTGCGCAGCTAACACGAATATGTAATCGATATATTCTTGATTGGTGCCGCTCGGCTCGGCATAACGCAGATCGACCGGGAACGTGGTTTGGCCAAACACCAGCTTGCGCGGCAATGCTGGATCAGGATTGATGCTTTTAGGGTCGAACGGAGTTAGACCAGCGACTCTGCTGCCAGAAGCAAGGCTACCTGCCGCCGCCAAACCAGCCAATGTAGTAGCAGCAATGAGCGTGCCGCTAAGAGTTCCAATGATGGTGGCAGAAAGAAATTGCCCCACGCCAGGTATGACGTTGACCGCAATAGCAGCGACAACGGCAATGACTTTAAGCGCCTTACCCATCAGAACGCCCCACTGGCCAGGCAGCGACGATGCTGCCGCGTTCAATCACAACTATGCCATCTTCGCTAAACACCATCGGCCCTGCTGCTGTCATTAAGCCAAGCACGCTGCCATCGCTGATCACGTCGCCCCTGTGCGTTTGCAACGGGGCAATGCGCAAACCTAGCGTGGCATCGGCAGCATCTAGCAACGAACCCCAACCCATGCCTTTGAGCCAACGACCTTGGCCTGCCGGGCTGCGGTAAGGCTGTACGCCATCGAAGATGAGACGCTCGTCAGCAACCGCCTCAATGCCGACCAGCACGAAGGCCACGCAATCGCAGCCCCAAGCAAAGCTGTATTCGCGCGCCGTCCAATCGGCCACGCACGCGGCAAGGCGCGGCTCCCAATCAGGGTGACGAGTGAGCAGTTTCATTTGTCACGTTCCTGCGCATCCCATTGCGGAAAATTGCCGCCGCCGCCCGGCATCCCAGGTGTGGTGCCCGACATGCGTACCGCGCCTGAAACATCACCGGCATCGTAAAGCGTCGACTGCACATAAGTGCGGTTCTGCGCACCGCTTAGAAGGACCAAATAGTTCTCTGCTTCCATGGTGATCACGTATCTGGTTGCATCAGCTTCTTGCGAAGGTTGCGTCATGTACCCCCGATATAGCGGGCGCAGTTCTGTAACGGTCGCGCCGCTGCTGGTCACGCTTGCCGGGTTATAGATCGCCAGCCACGCCCGCACACGCCGGCCAGCATAAAGCGCCGGGTTTTCAATCGCCGTCATGAGCGCGGTGTCGGCAGGGTCAGCTTGCAGCGAGAAGCCAAGCGTATCGTTACCGCCGTCATCGTGACTGACCGCGCCGACTTGCAGCACCTTGCTGTCGATCACGTCAAAGGTGAAGCCAGCGCAGTCACTGTCGCTATCGGTCAGGCCGGTCGGAACATGGATCGGGCAAGGCGCATAGGCACCGCGCAAAGGCAAATCAGCGAAGTCAGCGAAGAAAAGGATAGCTAAGTTTGGCGTACTGGTCAGCGTGGCATCAACCAATGGCATTAGAAGAACTCCTCTGCCGTCAAACGCTGAAAATCGTAGACACCGCCCGGCGACACCGCCCAGTTTACCGCGCTGTCATTCAACCGCATTGCTGCCACCGGAAAATGAATTTGCACCACCGCGTTGTCAGCCGGTGGGCCGCGCAACGGGGTTGCCAAGGTTGCAGCCGCCTGCCCGCTAGCATTGGCGGTCAGCGCACTGCGCAACACGATTAGCTGGCGGTCGTCGGTCGTGATCGGGACAGAGATCATCGCGCCGGCAGGAAGGTTGGTAACGCTGGCTTGCAGGCCATCCAGATTGAGCGTTTGCCCAAGCTGATTGGCACCATTGACCAGGCACGTCACCGGCACCGGAGCGACGGCCTGCGCGGCTTCAACAGCTTGCAGGCGGAACCCATCACCGGGCTGCGCCATATCGGCCAAGAACTCGCGCAACAGGTTGAGCGCGGCGACGCTGTTCGTCGGCACGAAATCCAGATCACACGTCCACCGCGCGCTCGGCCCGATGCGCAGTTCTCGCGTCTTGCCGGTGAAATCGCTGCGGTTGCGCACAACGCCGCCCGATTGCCGCCAGTTGACGGCACGCAGAGGGATGCCAGCGGGAAAATCAATAACTGCCATATCACACTCCAGCCGACATGGGCATACGCTGGCGCGAAGACTTGCGGAGCGTCTCTTGCGCTGCCGCCTGTGCGCCTTGCGCCACCGTGGTAATGAACAGCGGCGAAGGATTAACGGTCACGGTAACAGATTGCTGCCCGCTGCCATCTTTCTCGCTCGGCACACGCGGCGTAATGTAACCAGAAGTTGATGGCACAAACAATTCGGCACGTTTTTCACCGACCACATACGCTTTGCCCGGCATCACGCTGCCGCCCGTCTCACGGAAACCGCCAAAGAGACTAGCAATCCCGACTAAAGATTCGCCAAAGCTATTGCCACGCTTTCCACCTGAAAGCAGATTGAGCAAACCAGACGCGACCAATTCCGCAGCAGCGGCTTTGATGCTGTTTACGAGCGCGGAACCAAGGCTCTGGCCGTTGATGATCGCTTGCGACAATCCGCTTGACAAGTTTTCGGCAAATTGATCGGCTAACGCCACGGACTCTGCGCTGATCAACTTCACTGAACTGATGCCGGCCACAGATTTTTCGATTGCAGCCATGTCGATTTTGATTTCTTGAATTGGCATTTGTGCTTGTGTGAAAGCGTCAACAGGATCACTCACAGGAACGTCAAAGTCGCCACGACGAGCGCGGATGACAAAAGGATCGTTTGCGGGATTCTTAGCGGCTTTGGTCTTTGTTTTCTTGCTTGAAGCCGGAGTCTGCGCAACAGGAACGGCACCCACGCGACCATTGGCATTTAAGCCAAATCGCATCATCGGATCGGCTACGTCGGGATTGGCCCGCACAAATTCCACATATTCACGGTTGCGCGCGTCAAAAGCGGCCTTGGCGTTGGCCACCATCTGCGGTTGCGGGTTGCCAAGCACGCGGAAATTACGAGCAGCTTCCAACTCGCTGGCGGCTGCTTCGCGGCGACCTTTAAGAAGTTCGGCATTGCCCTTCGGCGTTGCCGCTTGCAAGATGTCACTTTGCGACGCAAACAGCCCTTTGAATCCGCGCGATTGCAGCACCGCCGCCATGCCGCTCATTGTGTTAGTCAAATAATCAAGAGTTTTAATGAACGCGGCATTGAAACCCATTTTGCCAAGCGTGGTCGCAAGCCGGCTTGCTGCGTCATCAAGGTTAGACAGCTTGCCGTCGATGGTGTCCATTTGCTTGGCCATGCTGCCAGCGAACACGCCGCTTTCGTCGCCAAGCCCGCGCAAATATCCGGTGATGGCTTGCGCCGTGTTCTGAACGGTCGTCGTCACGCCTTGGAATGTGAATTTTACCTTGTCGCCTTCTGTGCTGGTCTTGATGCCAAACTCTTTCAGGCGCTCAAATTCACCTGTTGCCGCATCCGCAACAGCTTCAATAAATTGCATGATGTCCTTGCCCATCGCGGCGCTGGTGTTCCCGAAAGAACGCAGCGCCTCAGTGGACGGATCAAGACCCAAGTTTTTCAGCTTGATGTAAGCCTCAGTGACCTGACCAAGCGTGAAAGGAGTTTCAGCAGCGAACGATTGCAACTGTGACATGGCAGTTGCGGCGCTGCCGGCGCTGCCGGTGGCCACTTCCAGCATGGCAGACAGCCGTTGCATGTCAGCATTGGCGCGCACCATGAACGATGCAGCCTGACCAACAGACAGCAGCCCGGCAGCAAACCCGGCGAGCTTGGCCGTGGCCATGTTGGCAGCGTTGCCCATGCCCATAAAGCCATCATCGATTTCCTTGAGCCTGGCCGCGCCTCTGTCAGCAAAGCCATCAATATCGTTGCGGGCTCTGGCGACTTCCTGCCGCAACAGCGTGGCGCTGGCGTCGATCTGGAGCAACAGCCGCTGCACGTCTTGGGCCATACGTTACCTCGGCGCGTTGATATCTTTGTGAACTTCTAGCGCGGCCCACGCTTCATGCGGGGTAGCCTGCCAGAACGACGACGGAGGCAGATGAAACACAGCCGTCCAGATGCCCATCAGCCGGCGGCGGGGGTCTCCATCGCCACCGGCTTCCACTCCCCCGCGCTGGTCACACCGCCAGTTGCGGCTGCCATCAGCACCATCGCGCAACGCTCGGTGGCCTGCACCAGCCCGTGTTCGTGAATCAGCCGCGCCACCTTATCAGGCCGCGCGCCAGTTGCAGACCGGGCTTCTGGCTGGTCGTTGCCACTTGCCGTTTGCTGCTTACCCCAGGCTCGGATGCACTCAGTCACGATGACGGCAGCATTTTTCAGACTGAGTTCGCCTTGAGCAGCCATGTTGACCAACGCCACCACACCGCGTCCGGTAGCCGCCTCAATCGCCTCAATGGCTTCATAAGATGGACGCATGACATATGTCGCGTCTAGATTGATCGTCACCTCGCCGCGTGTGTTTGGCTCGCTCATTTTTCACCCTTAGTTTTGACAGGTTTTGCAACCAGCGTGACCGCCAGCGTCGCGCACCAATCGGCGGCGCTGGCGGTTCCGGTTGCCATCGTTTCGGTCAGCGCCCTCACATCGCCTTCAAATGGCAACAGTGGCGCAGCAACTGTGGCAATCACCAGCCAAGGCGGCGGTGTTGGCCCACTCACCACTTCAAGCGGTGTGCAGCCAATTGCGTCGATCACAGCGTCAGCGTATCCCGCTGGCGCTGCCCTTACGTCAGCAATCACGACAGCGTGTCAGTGGTAGGCGCAGCGGTCGGCACGAACGTCACGTTGATGCTGTTCACATCATTGATCGGCTTGCCAGTGTTCATGGCAGACACACGCATCGCACAGGCAAACACAACGGTCGGTGTGCCGATCTTCACGACCTGAATGATGGTGGAAGCACCGCTGAGGAAGATCGCCTCAAGTCGCGCGTGGCCGCTGGCATCAGGCAGATCAGGGCGATATTCAAGGCTTAGGCCATAGGTGCGCAACGCACGGCCAGTGGTTTCCACGGCGCTGGCCTTGTCGATGGTGCTGAAAGACACCTCGCCCCGATCAACGGTAACGCTGATCTGGCCAGCAACTTCGGCGAACGTGCCAGGCGTAGCGCTGTCCACACGAACGCGGTAATCATTGGCTGAAAGTTTTGCCATCGTTCAGGCTCCTTACGACAGAGTGTCAACTGACGGCGCAGCAAGCGCAGTCAGGGTAGCGGTGATGTTGCTGACATCGTTCAGCGGTGCGCCAGTATTCATCGCCGACACCCGCACAGACGCCGTGTAAACGCTGTCACCGACGCCAAACGGCGACTTGCGCACTTGCACATTGAGCGCGCTGCCGGTGCCAAAGAACGTCTCAAGCCTGGTGTGGCCGTTCGTGTCTGGCAGATCGGGCCGATACTCGCATGACATCGAATAATTGCGCATGGCGCGTCCGGTCGTTTCGACGGCGCTGGCCTTGTCGATGGTGGAAAAGCTGATCTCACCGCGATCAATGCTGGTGCTGATCTGGCCAGAAACCGCGTTGTAGGTGCCGGGAGTGGCGCTTTCAATAAACAGTCGATAGTCGTTTGCGTTCAGCTTGGCCATGAGTGCCGCTCCTTACAAAATAATGATTTCAAAGGTTTGCCGACCAACATGCACAAGGTTGGCTTCGGTCGCTTCCTCACCCACGGCGCTGGATTGCAGGCGACATTCGCCAACGGTGAAGCCGGCAACGGTGAGCTTTTGACCTTCAAGTCGGCCATACACCGCGCCAATGATGGCTTGCGCGCTGGCCTTGCTGCGGCCCCGGTAGACGGTCGCAATGTCCACCAGCGCCCGGCGATCATTGCCGCCCTTGGTTTCGCTTGGCCCAAGCGACACGCCGTCCACCACGATCACCGCTGGCACCAGTTCATCAGGCACGCGCTGCTGCACCGGCACGCTGCTGGTTGTGCCGCCTTCGGTGTAGGTGATGGCCGGCGACGACAGACGCGCCAAGACCGCCGCAGCAAGCGCGGCTGTCGGATCATTTGCCATGTCGTTTAGGCTCCTGCGGATAGCCGCTTGAGTGCCTTGCCCAAGATGCCGCGCATCTCATCGCCAAGCGTGCGCTGCATGAACTGTTCGGCCCGGCCTCGCACAAAGTCGTAACGGTCTCTGGAAATCGCACGGACGCGCATCGTGTAAACTGCCACGCCGCCCGAAACCGGACGCCGACGCCTTACCTTCGCCACTTGCGCACGCCGGCCTTGTTCAAGGATGTGGGCATAGAAAAACTTGGATTGGATGCGCTTAGTCAGCAGGCCGATGCGCAAACGCAACGTCTTGGGATATATCTTGAACGACAAAGCCGCCCGCAGCCTGCCGGAACGCGATGGAACCTCACCGCGCGCATAAGCCAGGATGGCCGGCGCGCGTTGCTGGTAGGCTTGCAAAATCTCCCGTTCAGCTTCCGGCCCGATACCTTGCAGCAGTCTGCGAACCCGGATACGATCTCGCGTCCTGAACTCGCTTTTGCCGCGTGCCATTAGGTCGGCACTCCATCCGTTGCGTTCAGCAGCAGAAACCGCCGACGCCCGTCCAGATCGGCCACACTGTCGATGCGCAGATCAATTTCACGCGCACCGTCTAGCCAGATGATGCGGCAGGCTGGCGTTATGTCTGTCCGATAGCGCGTGTGCAGTTTGTAACGCTGCTGGCCCACGCTTATTGCATTGCCTTCTTCAATCTTTGCCCCACCCAGCGGCAAGATTTCGGCCCATACAGTTGCAATCGCTGCCCATGCCGTCACCTCACCGCCTGCGCCGTCGCTGGTGTTGGCAGGCTGTTCGAAGCGCACCTGGTGCCGCAGATTGCCGATGCGCATCAGGCCACCATTAGAACGCGATAGGGGCTGATAAGCGCGTCATAGGCCAGCGGCACGTCAACCGGCGTGCGGTCGCTGTTTACGGCTTCGCGGTTTTCATACCAGTGGCCGATCAGCAGCAGCGCGGCATGACGCAGCGATGCCGGCACCGCGTCATTGCTGGCATAGCCGGCCTGATACGTCACGCGCACCGTGCCAATGCCAACCTCGACCGCAGGCCACGTCACGCCATTGGCCGGCACAATCCACGATGCACCGGCAAAGCTACGCACCCGATACTGATTGGCTGCCAGCACCTGTTCAGCACCAGCTTCGTCGTCGTAGGCAACGCCCGTCACCGACACGACCGGCCCGCGCCACAACGGCAGGCGCTGGCGGCCATTGGTTGACCAGCCATCAAACGCCACACTAGCCGCGTGCCGGCGCAGCAATAGCCCCGTGTCGCGTTCGATCATGTCAGCAGACGCGCTCATCAGGCCGGTAATGTAGCTGTCGTCTGCGCTATCAACCACGCGCAAATGCGTCTTGGCTTCGGCCAAGGTCAGCGGTGCTATACTCATGCGCTCACCTTCCGTTTAATTCCGTGCAGCTTTACGCCCAGACGCGGTGGGGGACTGCCGGCTGAACGCTTAACGGCTTCAACGCGGCGATCTGCTCGTCGGTGAAGTCGCCGCGCAGGTTGGTGTGCCAGCCGGGGTATTCCACAACGATAGGGACAGGCTCGTCGGCTTTGCGCTTGGGCTTGTTGTAACCC